CTGGTCTTTCTAAAGAAGATATTTCTGTAATACAAGAAAAAAATAATGTTACTATATCTAATAATAAAAAAGTGGATGATGTAGGTGCTACTGTAGATAAAAAATATATACATAAGGGTATTGCTAAAAGACCATTTACAAAGAAGTTCTCACTTCTACAAAATGCTATTGTAAGTGATGTATCTTTTGAGGATGGGCTATTAACATTACACATTAACATTGTAGTTCCTGAAGAAGAGAAACCTAAACAAATAGAAATACAATAGAACTATGGAGGGGTGGGTAAAACCACCTCTCTCTTTTCTGGAGAAGATATGAAAAAAGGACCAAATACAATTTACATAGGCTACGATCCTAAAGAACAGGTAGCCTATGATGTTTTAGAATTTACATTAGAACGCACTGCAATAGAGCATATTCGCATAGTACCTTTACGAAAAGATCGTTTAGAACTTAATGGTTTATACACTAGAAAACATGACGTTGTTGATGGTCAAATGATTGATCAAATAGATGGTAAACCTTTTTCTAGTGAGTTTAGTTTCACACGTTTTCTTGTACCAGCTTTGCAGATGCATGAAGGTTGGGCATTGTATATGGATTGTGATATGTATCCACGTATAGATTTTAATACTTTATTTGAAGAATATAATTTAAACTATTATCCTTTATATTGTGTCAAACATAAATATGAACCGGGTGATGGCGTTAAAATGGATGGCAGAGTTCAACAAAACTACTATAGAAAAAACTGGTCTAGTTTTGTTCTTTGGAATTGTAGCCATCCTCTCAATAGAAATTTAACACCAGAAGTTGTTAATACTCAAACAGGTCAATGGCTTCATTCTTTTGGTTGGTTGCCAGATAAAGAGGCTGACATTGGTTCTATACATGAAGAATGGAACTGGTTAGACAATCACTCACCTGAAGAAATTGAAGCTAAGAATGTACACTTTACCACAGGTGGTCCTTGGTTTAAAGAGTGGAAGTCTAGTAGAAAAATTGATGGTAAATATGCAGCAGAATGGAATTATGATTATACTCATCTTGCAGGAACAGGACAGATAAAACCTTATGAAATATAAAGTAGTTACATGTTTTGATGAAACATTATTAAAACTTAATGGATCAAAACTAATAGAGCAGTTTGCCTCAAGCTGGCAACCTAGCATAGAATTTCATTGTTATTATTATAATTTAGATTTATCTAATTATTCTTTACCTAAGAAAAAGAATATTTACTATCATAATCTAAATGATATAGATGGCTTCCCTGAGTTTATGGAGCGCAACAAAACTCATGATGGCACAGAAGATGGCAGTGTTCAATATAATTCTATCATTGATGTTATATCAGAAGGACCAAAAGTATTTGCTATAAGTGAGGAAGCATTTAAAGATAGTAACTCTTGGCTATTCTGGTTGGATGCTAACTGTTGTACCGTAAGAGATATAAGATTAAATAGTTTAAAAACTATCTTTAGTGATGATTCTAATGCATTGTCTCTAGCTTTAGTTGAACATAGAAACCATTTTGCTGGTTTTAATTTACAAAGCCAAGCTGTTGTAGAACTCCTTGCAGATATAAAAGGAGCATATATTACAGATAGATTTACAGATTATAGGGAGTGGGGATTTAATTTTATACTAGGTTCAATACTACCTCTTTACCAAGCACGAGGTTTAAATTATAAATTATTTACAGAAAATAGTCTTGGTGTCTTAAATAATTTATTTGTAGATCTGCGTGACCCTGCATCTAAAAAACTTAGAGATGCTAAAGGTAATAGAATAGTTCCTTTATCTGACAAAGAAACATCACCAGATATCTTACCGGGAAGATACAAACAACTTGCAGATATAGTTAGGCACTACAAACCACAAACTATCTTAGAAACAGGAACATGGAATGGTGGTAGAGCTATAGAGATGTCTCTTGCTGCTTTTGAAAAGTCAGATAAAGTTCACTACATTGGTTATGATTTATTTGAAGATGCTACACCAGAGATAGATCAAGAAGAGTTTAACTCCAAAGCTCACAATACTTTAGCTGCTGTTGAAGCTAGACTAACAGAGTTCCAAGAGTTTGTTAAAAAAGAAAGACAAAAAGATTTTAGTTTTGAATTAACTAAGGGTAATGTCAAAGATGCACTCAATATTAAAGCAGATAATGATATTGATTTTGCTCTCATTGGTAGTGGTAATAGCTTCAATACCGTAGAGTATGAATATAATACTTTAAAAGATATACCTGTTGTTGTCGCAGATCATTACTTTACAAAGGATGAAGCAGAAGAAATACCACCTGATGCCTATCAAGGTGTTAACCAAGTATTTAAATCTGTCCCTACAAAAGAAGTAAAATCAGATGAAGTACCAGACGTAGATGGATGGATTACATTTGATGATGCAGCTACCACTAGAAAATATGTGCTTCCCTCTAGTGATAGAGTTCTTGGAGGTGGCACTACACACTTAGCTGTATTCTTACATGATCCTGATTTAAAAGATCTTCCAGAAGATGTTAAACGTGTTCCTATCGTAGTTCATCCTAGAGATTGTGTACCTAAAGATTATATTGTAAGTAATATACAAACCAATATAAAAATGATAGGAGAAGACAACTGGGTATCTAAACATCCTCCTCATAGAGAAGTGGGTATTGTTGTATCTGCTGGCCCTTATTTAGATTGTGTAGCTCTAAAAGAGTTTATGCATACGTATTTAGCAAAAGGTATTAGACCTAAAATACTAACTGTTAAACATGCTTATCCTAATCTATTAAAGAATGGTATAATACCGTGGGGATGTATTGTTCTTGATCCTCGTTCAATAGAAGGTAAGAGCACACACAATATTGTGCGTAAAGATTTGTTTAAAGATATAAATAAAGAAACTTTATTCTTTGTTGCCTCTATGACAGATCCATCTGTTACTAAACATATTAAAGATGGTAATGGTAAAATATGGGGATGGCACGCTTTTACAGATTTCATGAGACAAGAACAAGAACGAGGCACACAGATAGTAAATCAAACTGTGCAGCTTAACGAAGAGCTAGGTATACCGCAAGGTGCTACATTAATTACAGGTGGTACTTGTGCAGCTATGCGTGGTATTGGCTTAATGCACACGATGGGCTTCAGAGAGATACATCTCTTTGGCTTTGATTGCTGTCGTGAAGAACCAACAGCGGAAGAAAAGACAGAAACTACAGGTGATATAGAAGGTGGTGAAACACCTAAACCTAAATACATACAGGTCAATGTGGGAGATGTTACTTACTGGACTACAGGTGAGCTTTTGGCTATGGCTCAAGACTGTGAAAAAGTATTTGATGATCCCGGCCTTGACGGTGTATTAGAGTTTCATGGTGAAAATACAATGATATCAGCCTTGTGGGATATTAAACAAAGTAAGGAGAAACGTCCAGCGTTTAAAGATTATTATGCTTGAGTATATAGAAGAATATAGTAGAGATAACACATCTCAAAGATATAAAGATTTATTAAAAGAATATGAGAAGTTACATGCACTTGATGAAGGTATGTTTAACGGTAGAAGTTTAGTAAGATTTGCTGGACCACTTGAACAAATAATTAACAAACATAAATGTGAAACACTGTTAGATTATGGTTGTGGTAAAGGCCATCCATATACAGATAAGTTTCATACAGTTCCTGACTCTGATTTCTTAGATAAACCAATACATGAGTTTTGGGGTATAAAAGATATCACTTTGTATGACCCCGGTGAAGAAGAGCATAGTGAGTTACCAACTGGTGTTTATGATATTGTAATATGCACTGATGTTTTAGAACATATACCACATGAAGATCTTACTTGGGTTATTGAAGAAATACTTAAATACTCTACAAACGTAGTATTTCTTAATATATGTTGTATACCTGCCATGAAACATTTTCCTAATGGTGAGAATGTTCATGTATCATTATATCCTGTTAAAGAATGGCTACAATTTATTGCTAGATTATCTATAGATTATCCATATCTAACTATCTATGTTTATGCAGATGACAAAGACAATGATAAGTATCGTTTAAATGCTTATAAAATAATACCAAGACCTACAATTATACCACTCAAAACTAAGCCTGAAAAAGAATGACTGTATTAAGATATAATAGATTTTATTATGATCCATTACCCAGTAATGTTAAGATTGATGAAAGTCCTATACATGGTCATGGCATCTTTGCTAAAGAAGATATTAAATCTAAAACAGATTTAGGTTCTACTCATATTAAATATCCTATGATTGTAGGTTATATACGAACACCTATGGGTGGTTTTATAAATCACTCAGATAAACCAAACTGTCATTTAATCATATCTCAAGATTGGGATGACTTTATAATTTATAACTTGGTAACACATAAAAAAATATTAAAAGATGAAGAAATACTTTTAGACTATGAAGTGTAAGGAGTAACATAATGTTAGGACTAGCAGATAGTGTCATAGGTGTAGCTGGTAAGGTTCTTGATAAGTTTGTAGAAGACAAAGATCTCAAAACTAAACTAGAGGCTGAACTAAAACAGCAGATGATTAGTCTTGATCTTGCTCAGACACAAGCAAATATAGAACAAGCTAAACACCCTTCCATCTTTGTTGCTGGAGCTAGGCCAGCCATCATGTGGATATGTGCTCTAGGTCTTGGTTGGCAGTTTATTCTTGCACCTATATCTTCATGGATTATTATAACTTGGTATCCTACTATAACATTACCTATGTTAGAAACAGGAGAACTAACAAGTCTTGTTCTTGCTCTTCTTGGTCTTGGTGGTATGCGTACAGCAGAAAAGTGGAAAGGTGTTCAAAGAGATAATATGAAACATTGATAATAAAAATAATAGGTGGATCTATATTATTATGGATCTTATATATAATTAGTATTGGTATTATTCAAACATTTTGTGGGTGTTTAGTTTAATGAAAGCAGGAAAAGTTTGGGGTGAGACACACTCTGTATTTAAAAATGGTGTATTTGAATTTCACCATATAAAATTTAATAAAGGTAGTAAATGTAGTAAACATAAACACAAGTATAAGTGGAATGGATTCTATGTTACTAAAGGTAAACTAATTATTAGAGTATGGAAAAATGATTATAATCTTATGGATGAAACACTTCTCACAGAGGGTGAATGGACAACGGTAAAACCGGGAGAGTATCATCAGTTTGAAGCTGTATCAGATGGTGAAGCTCTTGAATTATATTGGGCTGAGTTTGACCATGATGATATTGAACGTGAGACAGTAGGAGAGGCTAGTGGCTCTTAATGAAAAGCAAGAGAAGTTTGCACAGTCCTACATATTACATCGTAATGCTACAGAGGCTGCAAAGAACGCTGGTTATGCTCCTGACTCAGCAGCTAATCAGGGCTACCGTCTTATGCAGAATCAAGAGGTTGTTGATAGAGTCCACGAACTAGAGCAACAACTTGAAACAGATGTAGATGTTATAGGTGAATTAGAAAAACAGTATGAGTTTGCTAAGAACAACGGTCACTCAAATAGTGCGCTCAAGGCACTAGAGTTATTATCTAGAATACGTGGTGCTAATAGTGATGTCAATTCGGGGTTAGATAAAGACACACTAGAAACAGCTATTGTTGGGTGTCTTAATACATTAGGAGAAGATAAAGTTATTAATCTATTACAGAAGTGTGACTTTGCAAGTAACATATTTGAAGAGGGGGATATAGAAGAGGATGCCAAGGAAATGGAAAGTGTATGATTCTGATGGTAATATAGTTATTATTACTACATATAAAGAAGCAGCTATATATATGTTGAAAAAACTAAAAGATAAGAAAAAAAGAGGGGCAAAGCTGACCGCTGAGTAGCCTTCTTGCCCCTTTAGGTTACTAACCTACCAGAGAGGTGTAGATTGCTCTGTATGAGCAAATATACCCCCTTAACGTGGATTTCGCCCTAACTTACCTGCCTGATAAGCAGCAGCACCAAAGTAAGCTGCAATTAAACCTGATAAGGCTAGATAAGCCATCTCCATAACATTATTATTACCATAACGATCTGGTACAATTATAATAGCTATAGTCATAGCAAGTAACATTCCCATCACAAGCCAAGCCATACGTCTTCTATTAGTCTGATATACAGACTTATCAGGCATCATATCTTTTTCTTCTTTATTAATATCATCGTGCATCATTTCACCCACCATTAGAACTCCTTATATATTAAGATAAATTATTGCACCTATCGCTACGATTATCGCAGCAAATAAAGTTATTAAAGCAGCTAGTCCAATGTTCTTTAGTTTCTCTAATCTCTGGGATTGTTTTTTTGCTGCATCTTGCTTTGCTTTTTTTAATTCAAGTCTTGCTTCTCTCTCCAAAGCTAGAAACTGTTGCCAACTACCCGGAGTTCCATAGAGTTGCATAAACTCACGAAGCTCTTCTCTTTGTCTTTGTACAGTCTGAGTATGTAACAAACGCTTCATAGCAGTCTCTGAACTAGAACTGCCCATTAGTTTTGTTCTATTGTTTTCTTCTTGTACTTGTGAACAGCCTTTAGCCCAATCAGTTAGCTGCTTACCACAATCTGCAACTGTTCTACCATTCTGAAGAAGTTGTTTTACTTCTTTAAATGCTTTATTAGCTAACGCTATGCCACTAATAATTGTGACTGGATCAACCAAAATTACCCCTCAATCTATCAACTCATACAAATATCTCTTTTGTACTGTTTGACTTACCAACTTCTACTTCTTGACCATACCTATCATACAATGTGGTGGAGGACTCAGATACTCTTACAACAGGACCATCCATTGTATATTTACGTGTGATGTAAGTAAGTTCGTCTCCACCAGATTGTATTGTATGTCTTGTGTATACCTCTATGGGAGCCATGCTCATACCCATAATATGTGATTGTACAGGCTCCATTATTTATAACTCCATACTGTTGGTCTAGGTGTACGATCTGAGTCATCCATATCATCTATATGAATAAATCTTTTATTATGTGCTCCACGTTGAGCCACACCTATGCCTGTAAATTTATGTTCTATTGCTAGTCTAATAAGATCGTAAGCATCTGATCCTGTTACAGCTACATCTACTGCACGTCCTTGTACGTGTGCTGAATTAGGAGAGCCACCTATTGCACTGTTATGTGCTTGACTCCTATAACCTGATGTGATAATCATTGGTCTATCATAACACTCACGAAGATATTCTAATTTTTCCATGAACTGCTCGTCCATTAAACACTCATCTGTACCTTTACATTTCATTTCTTTTTCTGTAAAGTAAGTCCAATGTGTTGACATTATCTACAAATCCTTTCCATCATATTATCTAATTTAGTTTCAAGTTTATCAAAACGATCTATAAGTTTTTCTATATCTCTTTCAACTTCATCTTTACGTGCATATTCTTTTGCTATCTCTTCTCTAGTCTTACTAACTAATATACGTGCCTCATCTAGTTTTGTATTCACACCACGTATCCACCATATCACCATACCAGCAAAGCCGCTAAGTATGAGATTCCATATCATTGCGCTCTCTGGCATTACTCTTCTCCTTGTTCTTCTTGATTTGATTTTTGTATTTCTTCTGTATAAACTTTAGCAAGTTCTCCCATTAATCCAGTTGGGTTATATTGTCCAAACTTTTCTTGAAAAATATTTACTAAATTTTTATTTTCTGTTGGATTAAGAACATTTGTAGCAAAAGAACTGTTAAGTATTAAAGTAGCCTTATCAGAATTTTTTTGATACTGTGCATTAGGTCCAGCTATTGCTCTAATAACACGGTTTTTTCCAAATTTTTGAGCATTACCATTTAAATCTTGATAACTCATTTCTGAAAACAACTTCATTTTATTTTTTAATTTATTAAAGTTTTCTTTTTTTACTTGCATTTGTTCTCTATATTTATCTTTAATCTCATTAATAATTTCAGGAGTTATTTGTCTTGGTTTTAATTGTCGTAAATAACCCATAAAAGCATTATCACTTAGATCTAATTTACGCATATCTTTATATACTGCATATCCTATAGATTTATTAAGATCATTTGTAGTAGTTCTTTGTCCTGTCGTTAACCAGCTAGTCATATCATTCATAGTTAATGGAAAACCATATGAAGTACGAGCTATATCTGCTACTTCTGAAGCTTTCATCTGATCAAAATATGCTCTAACAGCTTGTGATGTACCCGGCTCTAATGATTCAGCAAGCTCAAGAACAAGACGTTTTGTATTTTCTAAATTTATTCCGGGTTGTTCTTCTGAAAATAAATCTCCATGACCAAGAGAACTTGCAGCAATATTAATAAGACCATCCACTACAAATTTTGGAGATGTATATGGACCTAAAATAGAACCAACTAATGCTTTAACAGAATCTTCTATATCTGTTTCAGTTACATTATCTCCACCAAGTATACGACCAATTAATCTAGTAGCTACTTTAGCAAAATCTAATGCATCATATTGTGAAGAGTTTGCATATCTAACAATTATTGTCTTTTGACCAGTTTTTTTATCTTCTACTTCTACAGCAGGTTTTAATATAAGGGGCTTAGCACCTCTCTGCCAAGCTCCTCCCATTTCTTCATAAGCTCTTAAATTTATTTTATTTTGTTCAGCAGAAGATCTTATAGGTTTACCATCATCATCATAATTATCAAGAGGCATTGCAGTTTCTGCTTCATTATTTGCATCTACAAAAGCATCTATACCATATGAAGTTGCTGCAAAACCTGATCCTCTTCTAACTCCTCGCTTTATTAATCTACCCCCTAGTTTTACATTACCTTTTTTAATTTCGTTTGCACCTTTTAATAAATCTAATGCTGAATATTTTAAAATATTTTTTGATGTTCGTACCATTTCAGAGGGAAATAATGCATACGTACCAACAGGTAATCTAGATAACATTCTAGCTCCCGGTGCTGCAACACTATATGAAGGCATAACATCACGAACTATTTGAGATGCCATTTCAAATAACTCATCATCAGCAACAGTATTGCCATACATCTTTTTTAATTCACGATATTCTATTTCATGTGCTATTAACTTAGCATATGTATCAGGTACACCATATGCTTGGCTTAATGAATCCATACCTTTTTTATAAGCTTTACCTAAAGGGTTATCTAATTTATCACCATATAAATTAATATTTTTACGAATAAGCTCTGCTGATAAATCACTATCTACAACACCTTGTTCTTTTAACTTTTCTAATCTTTGTAAAGCTTTTTTATTTCCTAAACGATACATTTCAAATACATCATTAGTAGCTTGTCTAACAACATTATCTTTTCCAATGGCAGAAAAAATGTAGCCGTTAGCACCAAAGTTTTGAACAGCACCATAAGAGTTTACAACATACGCAGGAATATCAAGAACTGTTTGAGTGGCTTGACCATATGCTGCAATATTTGCTAGTGTATTTCCAAAAGCTCCTCCACCTAATTTTGAATTTGTCCAATAATCTACACCATTCTCAAAATATCTGTAAAGAGCATCATCTGTATACATATCTTTTAAAAATACTCCAGAATCTTTAGCTGTTTTACCTAATTGTTTTTCAACTAAATCTTCTAAATTTTTTGCTTGCCGTGAAGGTGGAATAGTTCCTTTTTTTCTTTTAATTGTAACTCTTTGTTTAGGTAGAAAATCTATTAATCCACCTAACTCTATTGTTGCAGCATCATCCTCACCTTTTTGTAAAGCTTTAACAGCAAACTTATTTAATTCTGAAAAGTATTCAGAACTTTTAAGTAATTTTTGTTGAGTTATTAAAGTTTCACTCAATCTACCAAGAGCATCTTTTCTTTCACCTAATAGATTTAAAATAGGTTGATTTAGTTCCTGTCTTTTTTTAAGAGCATTTAAAGCTTTACCTATGCTTGTTCCAGATTTAGGAGTAAGATCACCTAAAATTTTTGGTATATCTAAAATAAAATCAGTAGAGTCAGACTCACCAGCTAGTCTTCTAACTGTATGCACTATTCTATCATCAATTTGTTCTGCTGTTTCTTCAGGAAATTTTTTCCTAAATACTTTTCTAGCATCTTCTACTTTAGTTAAAAATTCTCCATCTAACTTACCTTCTGTGGCATCAATAATTTTCTTTAAATAAGCAGGATTATTATTAGCTTCAAAACTTCTTGTTATATAAAACTTACCTTCACCACGATTAACACCTAGTTTTTTATCTCCTTCTAAACCAAGCAAATCATTTAATCTATTTTCATTTGTTTTTATAGCATCCCCTACTTCTTTTAAAGCATCTAATACTTTAGTTCCTTGTAAAGAAGGTGCTATAGTTCCTTCATCAAGAAAATTATTAACATCTTCATCTGTAATTCTAGTACTCACTTTATTTTTAATTCTTTGTAGTGAATCCTTTTTCATTTCTGTTTCTAAATTTTTTATAAGACGTTTAACAGTTAAAGCAGAATTACTTCCCCTCTCTCTTTTTAATGCAGCATTAAATACTTCTTTGGGAAGACCAACATTAGATTTAAGAAATCTTCCTACTTTTGTATTTACTAATGCTACTATTTCTGTTATGTTATGCCTAACAGGTTTTTTAGGATCAACAACATCTGTTTCTTTTTCTAGTGATTTAACTTTTACTTTTTCTGTAGATGGAGCTTCATCTAATTCTTTACGAACAGCCGTTGCAATATTTTCAGCTTCTCTACCAACAGGAACTATACGACCTAAAACACCACCAGTTACTAATCCAAGACCTGTTGCTTTAGCTGCCTCTGCAACATTTATATCTCTGTTTGGATCTGCAATAATTTGTTCACCTACATCAAAACCACCAGTATAAATACCACCAGTAACAGCACCAGTTCCTATATTTTTAGCTCGTAAAGCTCTAACAGCTTGTTTTTTTAGTTGATCATCTGTAACTTCTTCTACTTGTTTTTTGACAACTTTATCTTTACCTACATCTTTAACTGTTTCTTCAACTATATTTTTTTTAGCAAGCTGTTGTATTAGTTGATTTTTAAATGATAATTTAGCTGCTGTAGATGCAGCCTTACCACCAATTAATTTAGCTAATGCACCCACACCTAAAGTACCTACTAAACCTATTATAGTTTCAGGAGCAAGAAAAGTATTTTTAACAGCACGTAAAAAACTTTTTACATCTGAGTCTGCAACCTCAAATTGTTTTAAAGAATCAGCCCATGCCTTCTGCTGTTCTGGAGTCATGTCTCCTATATTGTAAGCAGTTATTCCAAGGTTAGTTAAATCATTTCCTAGTTTAGAGTGACGATCCATAAACCAATCACCTATACTATCATAACCTTCTTCTTCTGGATCAAACTCTACACCGGGATTTTCTTGATTCCATACTATCTTAGCATTTTTATTCCACTCTTCATCTTTAGCTAAAGCAGATACATTTTTAGCCTCTTCTTCTTCTATTGCTTTTTCATATACTTCTTTACCTAAATCTTTAGTACGAGGTTGTACTTTAGATAAAGTATCAGCAGATATTCTACCTCTTGTTAGTCGTGCATACTCTCCTGATTCATCAAGAGGATCAGCTACTAAATCAAAATCTTCTTGTTTTTCTTTAGGTTCTTCTGAAGGAGTATCAACTGTTTTATCAGCAGATAAGTTTTCCAACATTGTATTTATATCTGTAAAACTCTCCTGTCTACCTTGAGAATTATCTGAAGGAGGAGTATCAGTTAAGTTTTCTAATATTGTATTTATATCCGTAGACATAATTTTATTTAACTTTCATTTAGTGCTTCATTTAAAATTTTAACAGATATCTTTAGTTCTTTAGCTTTTTTTGCTATCGCTATTTTTTTCTGTCTATTAGTTTTACCTTTAATTTGATCTTTAAGTCGGGGAATAAGTATATTTGTAAAATTATCTCTTGCCTTTTGAGTTCTTAATGTGTTTTTAAATTCAGCTAATGTCGTAGGAGAGGTAGCAGCAAACTGGGACGGTCGTTTTGCTAATTCTCCACTTGCAAAAATCATTGCATCTCTTTGATTTTCAGTGCTTGTTGGTCCTAGTTCTTTTAACTTTTGAAGATATAATCTTTCATACTCATTTTTTCTTTTTATCATTTCTCTAAAAGCAGGAGAATTTTGTGATAAAGCTGTTCTACCTTCAATTAAACCTATATCTCCATCCGCAGTTATCCTGTAACCATATTGACTAACAACGCTATCTAAACCCTGTCTTAAATTTGAAGTAAATGCAGCACCTTTAGATGGAGTACCTTTTCTATCTTTTGCTGCTTTAGCTTTCTGAGCATCTATTTCTGCAATCGTCTTCTGCTTTTTAAGAAGTCCATCAGAAGCGGTATCAATTGCCTTTACTACGTTAGTAGGTATATTTGCTTCTGTATTTGCAATAGTAGTTTTTAGGTTAGCTATTTCAGCCGCTATCTTATCTGCTTTTTCATCTTGTCCCTTCTGTCTTAGATCTTGCTCTTTTAATTGTTTTTGTTTTAGTGTAGCAGTATCAATAGCAGCTTTTCTTACTAACTTGTATTGATCTTTTTCTGCTTGTGATTCTCCTTCAGCGTATTTAGACATTGTTAATGCAAGAAGACCTACTGCACCAAACCTACCTGCATCTTCATCTAATACTGCATTTTGAGCAGCAGTTATCCCTGCCTCTTTAGGATCAATAATTTGTTTAGCTGCTTCAGGATTAATAATATCTAGTGTATCTTTATTTATTTTACCTAACTCTTCTAAAAACTTTTTATCTCTTTTTTTAATATTATCTAGAGCTTTAGAAGACCGTTGTTTAAATCCATCTAAAGCCTTTTGGGCTATATTAGCAGTTTCTTGTTGTTTTGCCAGTTCTAAAGTTCCTCTAAATTTAACATTCTTTTCCTGTTGACTTGTAAGACCTAAACCCTTTGAACCTATTTCAAGTGCCTTTTGTCCTAATCCAGTTCCGGGTATAAGCACAACCTCTTGATTGTCCATAATACGGTAGCCCTGATTAGCTGCTTTACCTGCCATTGATCTTTTAACTAGAGGTAAAGCACTTGCTAAACCACCACCCATCTTACGACTTACTTGTCCACCTTCAGCGGAAAAAAGGAAAGGAGAAACTCCACCACCCGGTCCAAATCCAGTTGGTCGTCTTGGCCTTCTATCTCTAAGACCTTCTAAACCTAAACCAAATACTTGTTGTGTTGGGGTTGCACTTGGTTTTGTTGTTCTTTCTGTTTTTGATATTGCTTTAGTAAATGGACTTCCTGTTACAAAGCCACTAAGTCTAGCAAGTTCTGTAGGAATAAATTCATCTTCTTCTAAAAATCTAGCATAGTCTTCTGATAATCTTGCTTGCCTAAATTCTCTATCTTCTTCTCCCAAACTTTTTAATAATCCAAATTCAGCTAGTCCTGTATCTAATCTTTCTTTTCCTATATCTCGTGCCATTCCTGACGCATCTAATAGATCTCCAGCTATTGTTCTTCTACGGCTACCTTCATCTTTAAATTTACCATATGCATCTTGAAAAGCCTTTTCTCTTCCAATAGCTTCAATATCTCCAAGTTGCCTACTAAAAGCATCGCCAAGTAATGAAGCTTGAACACCAGCACGACTGCCAAGACCAGACATACCTCCAGCAGATACTGCTTGTTTTTCAAACTGAGGTAATACTCTTTGTTGGAAATCTTCTTGAGCTTTTCTTTTTTGAACATCTAGAACAGCACTTAAATATGGACTTGCAAATTTATCAGCAACATCAGCCGTAAATTCAATATCTATATCTCCTATATCATCTTTATATACACCAATATCTTTTTCATATTGATCTATATATGGAGTTTGTGTACCCACTAACGATTTTAATCCTGCTATTGCATCTAGTTCATCTTTACCTAAATCAGCAATAGTTGATTTTTCTTCTCCAACTTCTATCATTTTAGTAGGATCATCAGGATCTGGAACTGTTGTTACACCAAATCTTGCACGACCTCTTTTTGTACGGCCTTCATACAACTTTATAGCATCATCTATAACTTTTTTAGCTCCCGGCCTTATCTCTTCTGGGAGTTGTTGCGTTGTTATTTGAGTTGATGTTGTACGTTCTGGTTTACCAAAAAGAAAATCCATTAAGCTCATTTTACTATCCTATCGCTGATTTTAATGAAGCTAGTCCATTTATTTGTTTGGGTTGTTTAGTTGTTCCAAATGCTTCTTGTCTAATTTCTCTTACTACTTTATCCATAATATCTGCACCTGCATCTGCACTACCATTTCCAAGAGCAGACATTGTATGTGCATCTACGATATATTCATCTGGGCTTACAGCAAGAGTTGCTACCTGCTCACCTTTTTCTATTATAGGCATTTGAACATTATCTTGCATACCATGTCCTTCACCGGGAACAGGACCACTACCAAAACTTACAGACATTCCCTCTGTACCAGCTTTTGCTTGCATAGTAGGTTGCATCCTCTCAGCTAATATGTTATCATATGAAGATGGTGTTTCAAAAGCATTTATCATATTTTGTATTTTAGCAAATCTTTCTGGATCTGCTGGCTGCACATTCATAGGTCTTTGATTAGAAGGTACAGGTTGATCCATAGGCATTGGAGGCATAGGAGGCATTGGTACTGGTGGTGGATTAATTATATTAGAAGCTAGTTGCATTTCTTCTGTGCTAATTTTAGCACTCTCTGCTAATTTATTTAAACCACTAAGTTTTAATATTTCTAATATATTTTCACTCATGGCTGCTTACCTTTTAAAAAGTCATTCATCATATTAGAGTAGTTTAACTTTTTCATTTTCATAAACTCTTGTTTTTGATCAAGACGATATCGTTCAGGATCAATCGCTTGTCCAGTATTAATATTATTTAATAAAGTACTTTCATTAATTAATTTGAAATGCTCTGCTAAATTTTTTTTCATTAGTTTAAATTCTGCCATGAAGTTTCTGCACCAAGACTAACATACCCTTTAAATTTTCCTGAACTTACAGAGTATGCTATGTCACCTTTTTGTGGACGACCTATCTGAGTTACTGTTGTTACAGTAAATACAGTTGCTGCCGCCGCATTATCTATATCTAAATCTCTTGCATCTAACTCTTGAATTAAAACATCTCCCCATGTTTTTACTTGATTATACATATCTACCAAGTCTTCATTTGTTAGTGCAAAAGGTAAAACAGGATATGTTGTCATTATCTTTCACCATCGCCTTGTAATGCTATTCGTACTGATCCCCATCTCCAACTAGCATTATTTGATCCACAAGATACCCTAATTTTAGCTTGCCTTCCTCTAGCTCTTATATTAATCTTTTCTGTATTATTAAATATATCAAACTCTTTTGTAGTCTGTTCTGTGCTTTCAGGATATTTTTTTGTTACGATTTTAAATTTAATCTGTCCTCCTGATAAATCATAGTCAGGTACAATTTTATTCATAAACATAACTTGATTACCATCATTAATATCAAAATCGCCAGACTCCACAAAAGATGTTAATGTTTCGTCACTACCTGTAAATACACCCGGTGGTTCATTATTATAAATATTATTACCAGTTGCAGTTACACCAGTTGTTATAGTATTTCCAAATACACTACGATCAGTAAATGTAGTAAATATCATTTCACCATATACCCAGTACTTTTCTTCTGGATTATAAATAACATATTTATTACATTCTGTATTACCATTAGAAACATATAGCCATATTATTTCTCTAAACTCAGAATTAATACCACAATAAACTTTATCATAATAAGATGTATTAAGATCATCAAATATAAATCTACGAACCGTACAATCTAAAACTTGAACTGCACCAGCATGAACATAAAAATTATCATAACCCATCCAATATGTAGTGCCGTTATAATCTATGGCTGCATGTTGTCCTATAAGTCCACAGTTAGTTCCTACTTGTTGAAACTTAAATACAAAGTTACCACCAACAAATTGCATAAGCCAAAGAGCATTATCTGTCCAAATATTAATAGCATTTCTTGCACGAACAGCACCAACTATTCTAGTTCCATCTGTTAATACAACCTCACCAGAATCTGTTGCAGCAGTTGGATTCCATTCATTTCTATCATCTTGATCAGACCAACGAACAAGCATAGGATCAAATGTACCACTAACTGTGGCAGTAGCTTCAAATCTATTTGTACCAAGACAGATAAGATGTCTATCATTAGGAGACACAATAATAGAGTTTGTGCTTACAGGAGAGGTTGTTACAGCAGTAGCTCTTGTTGGTTCTGTACTTGCATCAGAATCATAATAAAATAATCCACCACCTTTTCTATTAGCTACAACATCATCACCCCAGTTATCAAAACTCCATTGTGATATATCCAAAAATAAATCACTAGCACTTGCAGATGCAGCTTGATTCCATCCTCTCGTTTTAGCTGCTGCTCCACCACCTGTTTGTGGATATATAAGAGCAGTTATATTTAAATTAGACGTAGCATTTTCTGTTGCAGATGCTGCTGTATTTACACTAACAATTATTTGTGTTCCATTAACAGATACAATAGTAAACTGAGGACCACCAATATCTACACTGTTATCTGTTGGCTTTGTTAAAATTAAATTACCACCTACAGTAACAGGAGTTACAGAAGTATTAGATGGTAAGAAGTATACAAAATCATTTGCTACACCCCCATGTGCGGCTGCACAAGATACTGTAACTAATGTATTACTACCAGTTGTAGATATTTTACTAATACCCACAGATGTAGGCTCTGCTGCATTATAAGGTGCTGCTGCCCAACCTAAACCTGCGGCTGCAACAGAATTACCTGTTGGTATATAATAATTAAATGTTGCACTTCCTACATCACTACCAGTTGCATTAGCAGCAGTTGTTACATTAATTGTAAAAGCATTTGCACTTTCAATAGATACAACTTGATATGTATTACCTTGTAAACTTACAGCATTAAATGCTGCTGAAGATGTAAATAAAACATAGTCTCCCACTACTCTACCATGTGCATTGTCAGAACAACAAACTCTAACTTCACCAGAACTTGTACCAAAACAATTTGTTAAAGTAGTATTTTCTGTTAATGGTGTTACATCATATAACTCATCACCTTCATGAATATAAAGTTTTTCAGGTGTTCCAAATATTGCAGTAGAAATATTATCAGCAGGTTTCCATGCTAATAATGCTCTAGCTGATCCATCAAACTTAGCTCCTTGTGCTCTTGTTTCATAGCCTCGCATATTCTCAGGCTTGCCTTCACGAAACCTAACACGGTTTCCATCAAACCATTTACCCTCTTCTGCATATTGGGTAGACTCTCTGTGGAAACCCGGAGCCAGTTTAAATGTTTTTAACTCTGCCATATTAAGTCTTTATAATATAATTTAAGATAAAGGTTGGCTGTACGTTATTATGTGCTGATCCACTACCAGTAGTATTAATAAGATTTTGATTACCTCCTGAACTTGTTCTATATGATTGAGTAGCTGTATCAAAATTTTGCTGTTCATTAACTATATTAAATCTATTGCCACTATCACCACTACCAGTAAGAGGATTAAGAGCTTGGTGAGTATGTGAAGCAAGTTGTGCTTCAGTTAGTGTATGTGTTTCAGCACCACCAGATCCACCAAGAGTATCACCATCAACACCACCTGTTTGTCCAGTTAATCTATTAGCACTTGTACCACCCATATCATCTTGACCAGCAACAACACGACCACGTAAGTCAGGAATATTAAATGTGCTTGAACCGTCACCATCACCATATATACTTGTAATAACTGAAAATAATCCAGAGTACGTAGAACGACTTACTGCCTGACCATGACACAATAAAAATCCAGTAGGAGTTCCAGCAGATGTACCAGCAAAAGGTATAACACCTCCAGTTGGAAAAGTAGTGATACCTGTTAAGTTAGAACCATCACCGTGAAATGCAGAGGCACATACTTTAGAACTTACAAATACGTTTCCTTTAACAGTTACATCAGACAAAAATGTTGCATTACCTCCTACACTCAATGTAGAAGCAAGACTAACTGCACCTGCAACTGTTACTGTACTACTAAAATTAGCAGCACCTCCTACATCTAAAGTTCCTCCAACAGTTAAAGAACTAAATTCTGTTGGAGCAACATTAAAAATATCTGTTCCATTAGTTATTACAAATTGATTTTCTGATGGCCTTATAGTAACACCAGTTTGTCCAGCAACTTTTAATATAATATCTGCACCAGCAGAAGCGTATGATACAACATTACGTATTACATAACTTTTAGAATTAGATGGTATAAGAATGTTAATAGCACTATGAGTTCCACCTACACTGCCTTGAACTTCAAGAAAAGCAGAACGAGCCTGATCACCACTACCTTGATTTTCAGTTAATGTAACATTAGCAGTAGTTCCTACTGTTATAGTTGTATAACCAGCAACTGCATCATCAACAAGACTAATAACACCATCATTGAGAACTTGTCCCCAACTATTGGGGTTGTCTCCATCACCTTGTTTATTAAGTCTAAGGTTAGTGGTAAAAGTACTAGACATTTTATTTTCCTTCTAAAGATTTAAGAAGTTCATTTGTAAAGGTATCAAGAGCTACTTGCACTTGATCTAATTGAAACTTTAAATTATTTGCTTTTAGCTGTAAGTCTTTTATCTGATTAATAAAATAATGTTGTTGTTCAGATAAATCATTTTCTTTATAATCAGTACCATTTATATTTATAACATTTGGTTCTTCAGCTTTTATAGCATTATCGTTCACTTTATTCTCCATAAATATTTATTATAATATTATATCACACTTTACCAAGGAATACCAGACCCTTGTTTTGGAGTTGCTTTTTCTGCAATTTGACCAGCAACATTAGCCTCTATTGAGGTTACTTCATCAGAACCTAGAGCATCTTTTGCCCAACCTATTGCTTTTGTTTCTGTAATATCTGAATAAGAGGTAAATGAAGACAAATCATCTGTTGGAATAACAATAGAACCATAGCATTGTCCTGTGTTTCCATCTGCATCTTTATCTGCACAATTCCAATGCACATTAAAAACTACGTCTATTTTACCACCATGACTTTTGTAAAAGTCAAGACTATTAACTGTCCATGTTGCTGCCATTTTTTTTCTCCTTATTATTCACTCTTTTCTGGCTCAACAATTACTTTTCCATTATCATCAGTCCACTCCGTTGCAAGCATATGCGGATCTTTTCTTTCGCCCACCACAATCCAACTAATCGTGTCTGTACAAGAATTATCTTGTGCCTGGATTGTTAGTGTTGCTCCAGATACACTACCTTTAACAGCTATCCAACCAGTTTCATTACTGGTAAAACATTGTACATCAGTACATAATGCTTCAAATGTTCCACTTGTCATACCCGACGCAGTGTCTATATTAACTGTCGCAGAGCCTGATGATAAAACAACCTTACCTCTATAAATTAAATCTGCTTGTGGACCTTCAATAAACGAATGAACTAGGTAATGTGTATCTTTTTTACTCGTAAGTGGGTGATCAATTTTGAAAGAGCCTGAACCTTTAGACAACGCACCCGTGATGTCTACGGCTCCAGCGGAGGAAATAGTCATTCTTTCCCCACCGTTTGTATGAAACCGCAAACTGTTTCCATTGTGCTTATATTGAATTAATCCCGCTGTATTTGAATCTGGATCTGCAAAGGCTATTATAGAATCAAAATTCGCAGCAGCCGTTAGGAGCAATTGCACACTACCACTTGAGTTTGCAACGTGGAGTGGGTATCCACTTACACCAGTGGTTGTTCCTATATTTACTCGTTGGCTACTATCAATACGCAAGGCTTCTGTATCGTTAGTTGATAACCTAATAAGACCAGCATCACGATTAGCTATTTCAAAATCTGCTGATGAGCCAGCGAAGGTGTATCCTATTTTTACACCATCTGTTACAGCAGAGTCTGCACGATCAAAAGATATTCTTGCTACAGGATTTGCAGATCCTGTGTCTTTCATAGTTAAAATAGCATCATTGGTTGCACTTGTTGTTCCAATTCCAACTACACCTGCTATATTAACTGCACCACTTACTGATACAGCACCTTCAAAAGTTGCTGCACCTGCTACAGTAACAGTGCTATTAAGTTGAGTAGCACCACCTACAATTAATGCTCCACTAACAGATACGTCATCTTCAAACTCTGCTTTGCCTGTAGCTAAGAAAGTGCCACCTATAGATGTGTTACTATTTACATTTAAAGTAGAAGCAAGTGAAACTGCACCACCTATTGTTGTTGTCCCACCTATATTAACATTGCCACTAACAGATACATTACCATCAAATGTAATATTACCTGTGGTAAATAATGTACCACCTACAGAAACATTACCTGCCACATCTATATTTCCAGAAACTGATACACTATCTTCAAATATAGCTGCTCCAGCTACAGTTACAGTAGATGCTAAATGTGTTGCACCGCCTACACTTAATGTAGAGGCTAGGCTAACTGCACCAGCAATAGTAGTAGTGCCGCCAATATTAACATTACCTGATACGGATACATCGTCTTTAAATTCAGCCTTACCTGTTGCTAAGAAAGTACCACCTATAGAAGTATTACCAGTTACATCTAAAGTTGATCCTAAACTTGTGGCTCCTGCTATTGTAACAGTGCTTGCAAAATTAGATGCCCCTGCTACACTTAAAGTAGAAGCTAAACTAACTGCTCCTGCTATAGTGGTAGTTCCACCTATATTAACATTACCACTTACTGATACATCATCGTCAAAAGTAGCAGCACCAACTGCTAAAAATGTTCCACCTATAGAAGTATTTCCTCCTACATCAAAAGTTGAACCTACTGTTAATGCAGCAGATACTGCTAAACTACCACCAATTCTACCATCAGTAATAATAGAAGCAGCTATACCTGTAAGATTAGAACCATCTCCAAAATATGCTGATGCACAAACTCTAGCATTAGTAGCTTGAATATTTGTACCAGCTATTGTAACAGTACCACCTACATTAAGATCACCACTAACAGATGTATCTCCACTAAATCCTGCATTACCTGTAGCTCTAAATGTGCCGCCAACTGAAGCAGAAGTAGCTACATCTAATCTACCACTTACTGATACATCATTATCAAATGTAGCTTTAGAGGTAAATGTACTAGCACCTGCTACATTAAATGTGCCACTTACGGATACATTATTATTAAATATAGCCGCACCTTCTACAGTTACTGTGCTACCAAAGTTAGCTGCCCCTGATACAGATACGTCATCTTTAAATACAGCTTTACCTTCTACTGTAACTGTAGAACCAAAGTTTGCTGCACCACCTACTGTAACAGTTGATTTTAAATGTGTAGCTCCTACTATAGTAGCAGTGCTAGATACTTGTAATGTCCCACCCACTACAGCATTACTAACTGATATATTACCTGCTATTACAGCAGTAACACCTGTTATATTTGAACCGTCTCCATAAAATGCAGAAGCACATACTCTATTATCTACATGAAGATTACTATCAAGAGAAACAGAACCAGTAACTCCTAAAGCACCACTAACTTGTACAGCATTAGTTGCAACTTTAAGTGCTGTGTTAGTACCATCTCCTGTTTGTATTGGTTTAAGAGATGTATCTACACCTTCATTACTAACAGCAGAACTTACAAGTATAAGCTGTTTATAAGTGTTTGAAATAAGTCTTCCTGTTAAATCTGTCATATTAGCTGCCAAAATTTTTCTGTTGAATCATAAGTGCTTGCTGCTTGATCCCATGTTAGATTTCTACCTGTATCATCTGGTCTTGGATTTAGTATTGCAGGGTTGTCTCTAACATCAGGTACTTTATTTTGTGGATGATTTTTTAAATCGTATTGTCCTTCATAATCTTCTGGGCATACTAACATACCATAGCTATTTAATCTCATTGCACGGTGTGGATAAACAAACCCACAAATGTCACACATAGCTAAAGCATTTTTAGTACTTGCCATTAAATATATCCTAACCTTGGAACCACATGCATAGAGGCTCTTTGTCTATCTTCCTGCATAGCTCTTGCAAGAAGTTCTTCATAATTAAGTTTTAAAAATTGTATTCTATCTGCTGGAACACCGGGACGTTTTATTGACATATAATAAGAAAGGCCCATTGTTAGACATGGTAAAAATCTTTTAGGTACGTCAGCATTTTGTATTGCTGATTTATTTACATCTTGTAATTCTTTTACTAATTCTAATTTAAGAACATCAGTTGAGTTATCTGGTAAAGGCCACAAACGTAAGACAGGATTATCTCTTTCTCTACGAATAGAGTATTGATTAGGTCTGCCTTTTTGTGTTTTATTTGGTATAAGTAAATATTCTTCTGAGCTAATTCTTTCTAGTTGTAAATCTGTATCGTCTCTATTAATAACAACTTCAAGAGCATCCACAGTGGAGCTATCTAATGAATATGTAGCAGTGCTTGCTGTTACAGTTAAAGAAGAAACAGATGTACTCCAAAGCATCACACCACGATTCTGCCAATCTTTAAGCATAAGATTAATAGAGCGTCTAGCAGATGCTGGTTCATGACCTAGTGTATTTTCACCACCAATCATCTCTGTAGCTTCTTGAATAACTTCATCTATATCTAGATTAAAGTTATATGTTCCTGAAACTGCCATTACTTCTTAGTCCTTCTTCTTACAGCTTTCTTCTTCTTGAAGGTCTTCACGTTTGTAGGCTTGCCTCTTACTCCTTGTACTTTTGCTCTCTTCCTTGCAACAGCACTCTTGATCTGACCTTTGCTCATGCGCTTCGCAGTGGCTCTTGGTACGCATTTTGGATATTTCCTCTTGCTAGTTTTAGTAGACTTACGACCACAGGCTTGGAACTTACCCTTTTTCTTTGGAGCACCAATATCAACCCAATCACCCTTTGGGCCTTTTCCAAACCAGTCTTTTAAGCTCATGCGTACTTACCACCACGTTTCTTATAGGTACGTACTAAATATGCGTTTGCATATGCTGAAGGATATACCTTGAACTTACGCTTAGTTTCTGATTTTACCTGTGCATAAAGCTTAGGATTAAGCGGTCTAGGCGATCCTTTTTTTCTTTTTGTTTTTGGCTTTGCTTTTTTGATTGCCATCTTTTAATACCTTCTTTGCTTGTTTAGCTATTCGTACAACTTCATTCTTACCCATAACTTTTGCACGTTGTTCCATAACTGTAAGTATTTGTATTTTACGTGCATATGGTTTTTTAACTCTTTTAACTTTAGCTACAGTAGCTCTTGCATCTGCTGGAGTAGCAAACTTTATACTAACTGTATCTTTTGGATTTTCATCAGTATAAAGTCTGCGTCCAGAGCCTTTTGGCTTTTTACCTGTACCTTTTTTGGGGTCAGCCATTACCTAGCACGACCACCGCTACGTCTACGAACTGCTCCACCACGACTACGTGTTTTAGTCATCATGCGACCACCTCCTTTACGAGTGCGTGTTTTGCTCATCATGCGTCCACCACCCATACGTTTTTTCATTTTACTTCCGTTTTTGCTTTTTTTTGGCATTTGATTTTTTCTCCTCTGTATAAAGATTATTAAATGTAATACTAGGATCTGTATAACTATCGTTTATTTCTGCTGAGTGAATGTATTGACTAGGAACAAAATCAGGTGCTCCTTCACCAGCCTCCCACAAAGCAGGGTTTGTTACTCTTACTCTATTATTAGGCAACGCTACAATGTTACCTGTAAATTTATCAGCATCTATTAATTCTAATACATGTGATTGTTTATGTTGTGCAGGATCATCTGATATATGACTTTCAGTATAATCAACTGTAAACAAATAACGTCCTTTATAAAATTCTCCATCTATTTTACAAAACCAAGGGCTAGAAGATATTCTATCCATTATTATTACACTATGATTTCTAGCAGAGCAGTCCCAAGGTTGAGTAAAATGTGTTGGCATTAATTCAGGCCAATCATCTAATCTAGTGTCAGCTATTAATGCACCTATTGGCATTCTAGCCCACATTGCCCCACCATATGTATTATTTTCTTCATCACAACCA